ATGTAGCGCCGTGGGATTCAACACCATTCCCGCTTGGCTTCGCCCATACGGTGTGTTGTCAAACGGAGAGAAGTTCCGAGTGACATTGGCCAGACTTCTATTGGACACGCCTAATGACACGCCCATCGTTATTGACGAGTTTACGTCTGTTGTCGATAGACAAGTGGCGGCTATCGGCGCAAATGCCGTACAGAAATGGGTACGCAAACAAGATCGTCAATTTGTCGCGGCAACATGCCATTATGACGTTATTGATTGGTTGCAGCCGGATTGGGTTATAGACGCTGCCAAGCGCGAGTTCTCTTGGAGGTCGGTTCAACCCCGCCCCAAGATCAACATTGAAATCCGATCAGTCCCTTACGACACATGGAGATTGTTCGCTCCATATCACTATCTGACAGCCAATCTGCATCGTGCAGCACGTTGTTATGCCGCGTTCATCAACAATGAACCAGTCGCCTTTGCCGGTGTTCTACATAGACCACATCCCAAAGCCAAAAACATCATCGGTCTATCCAGATTGGTAACACTTCCCGATTGGCAGGGACTAGGTGCAGCGTTTGTTCTAAGCGACGCTCTTGGTGCCTGTTACAAAACAGCCGGTAAAAGATTCCGCACCTACCCCGCGCATCCATCATTGATCCGTTCATATGATCGCAGCAAGAATTACGCATTGAAGCAGAAACCCGGCTATCAAGGCGCAACCGGAGCCAATTACAACAAGACAACAATGCGGCAAAGCGGAAACAGCAAAGGCGTAACACACGGCCCTAATGCTCAAATCGTGGAAGCATGGAGACACGGATCACGACCATGCGCCGTATTCGAATACGTTGGACCCGAATGGAACGACAAAGCAGAAGCGATCAGATTCATCAACAAAGCACACAATAAATAACGCAAACGGGAAGATTAGAGTCTAACCATGGGCACTCCACGACCATCACGCATCACACCAGAAGTGTTAGAGAAAGAAGCCGAAGTTCTACGTTATCGCAGAGCCGGACTCACCTTCGATCTCATAGCACAAAGACTGGAATACGCTGACGCCTCTGGTGCTCATCGTGCCTATGTTCGTGCCTGCAATCGCATCGTCACGCCCGAAGTGGAAGAAATCAGACGAGAAGAACAAGAACGTCTGGATTTGGCTCAGGCAGCGATCTGGCCTGCTGTTTTGCGCGGCGAAATCCCTTCCGTGGGAGCATTGGTTCGTATCATGGAGAGGCGAGCGCGTTTGCTTGGTCTGGATATGCCAGCGCGTATTCAGCAGGAAATAACAACGTTTGAAGGCGGGACGGACATTGACAGGGAAGTCCAGCGGCTTGTCGCTTTACTTGCCGCAGATAGCAGCAGCAAGGAGCCAATGGCAGAATCATTTGGCGAGACCGGAGCAACTGCCGCCGACGAATGATTGGACGACGTGGCTGTATCTTGCGGGACGTGGGGCGGGTAAAACACGCACGGCTGCTGAATGGCTCGCGTACAAGGCGGTAACGCAACCTAAGACGCGGTGGGCGATTGTTGCTCCCACGTTTGGTGACGGGCGTGATACTTGCGTTGAAGGTGAATCGGGTCTGCTTGCCGTCCTGAATCGTTACGAGCAGGTGGCGTCGTGGAACCGCAGTCAAGGCGCAATTCGTACCCGTAACGGTTCGCTGATTCGTATCTTCTCCGGTGAAGAACCTGAGCGTCTGCGTGGGCCGCAGCATCACGGTGCTTGGGTGGACGAGTTAGCAGCGTTTAGGTACATGCGTGAGACATGGGATCAACTCAGGTTTGGTCTGCGCTTAGGTGAACATCCGCAGATCGTTGTTACGACGACTCCGAAACCGAACCCGCTGATTCGTGAACTTGTAGCGCGAAACGATGGAACTATTAGCGTTACACGCGGGTCCACCTTCGATAATGCTAAGAATCTTGCGCCTGCTGCTCTCGCAGAGTTCCTATCTCGGTACGAAGGTACGCGGTTAGGACGGCAGGAGTTGTATGGCGAACTCATTGAGGAAGCCGAAGGCGCGCTCTGGTCTATGAATCTGATAGAGCAGCACAGAGTGCAGCAGGTAACGGAAAAGGTTTTGCGGCGCGTTGTATCAGTAGACCCGGCTGTCACCGCTAACGAAACGAGTGACGAGACAGGCATTATTGTTTGCTCACGGGACGGTAACGGACACGCTTACGTTGAAGCCGATTACTCCATGCGCGGAACACCTAACGAATGGGCGCATCGTGTGATCGCCGCCTATGAACAACATGAGTGCGACGCCGTGGTTGTGGAAGTGAATCAGGGCGGTGACATGGTGGCAGCGACTCTACGCACCATCAAGGCGAATCTGCCAATCAAAGAAGTTCGCGCAAGTAAGGGCAAACGTCTACGCGCTGAACCCGTTAGCAGCATGTATGAGCAGGGCAAGATTCATCACGTTGGCGGTTTCCCTGCGTTAGAGAATCAGATGACGACATGGACGCCCGACGATCCAAAATCACCGGACAGACTAGACGCGCTGGTGCATGGTCTAACGGAACTGATGGAAGGTAATCGGGCGCAAGCGTATTTGCGTGCAATCGCGGTAGTATGTTCCTGCGGCTACCCGAATACGCAAAGCAGTATCGTATGCGTACATTGTGGGTCTGAACTGAAGGCGGTCTAGTGGGCTGGCGTGAGAACGTAGCGAAGGCACTCAATCTGCCTGCCGGTACAGTGACGCAAACAGAACAGCAGATCGCCGCGCAGGTTCCCGCATCGGGCACGACGGCTACAGCGATGGAACGCCGCGCAGAAGATTACGTTGTTCCGTTCGCGCCGGGACGCCCTCTTGTTCCCTCACTAATTAACCCGCCGCTGGATAGTGGCCGTGCAGCACCACGCCGTTACGAGTTCCCTGTCGCATGGAACTTGCAGATCACGGAGCAGCGTGTTGTTCCGTTCCGCATCTTGCGCGAGGTCGCTGATGGTGCTGATCTGGTGCGTAAGTGCATTGAGGTTGTTAAGTCTGCTGTGTCGGGCATGGATTGGGATGTTGCCCCGCTGCCTACGGCTACGGGTCGTTTCCTCGCGGAAAATCCCGGTATTGGTACGGCTGCCGCGTCGCGTATGGCACGCGAAGAACTCGCGCCAGAGATTCAGCGCGCTAAAGACTTTTGGATCATGCCTGACCGTATTAATGGGCTTTCCTTCCCTGAATGGGTCGCTATGGCGATTGAGGAAATGCTTGTTATTGACGCGCTCACGATCTACCCAAACACGACTCTTGACGAGAAGAACCTGCACTCGCTGGAGATTCTTGATGGTGCGACGATTAAGCCTTTGTTGGATGATCGCGGCGGCAGACCGATTCCCCCGCATCCCGCGTATCAGCAAATCTTGTGGGGCTTCCCGCGTGGAGAGTTCACAGCGTCGGCTGATGCTGACGGAGAGTTCACCGCTGACGATCTGATTTATGCGCCTCGTACTCGCAGGCCATACACGCCGTATGGTTACAGCGCGGTAGAACGCGCCCTACCCGTTATCGACCTCTATATGAAGCGCCTTCAATGGTTGCGTACAGAGTTCACCGATGGGGTTACGCCGGATGCGTTCATTAAGACAGACGCAACTTACGGTGACAATCCTGAACTGCTGCGTGCATATGAGCGGATCATGAATGATGATCTTGCGGGTAAGTTGGAGCAGCGTCGCAGGGTTCGGATGCTTGCTGATGGTATGGACCCGATCTTCCCGCCGTCCCCTGACGCGAAGTTCAGTCCCGCGTTTGACGAACTGCTGGTGAAGCAGGTGTGTTCGCATTTCGGTGTGCTGCCTACGCAGATCGGTTTCGCCCCGAAGGGTGGACTGGGTGGCGCTGGCGTGCAAGAAGGCGAGCAGTTGTCTGCCGAGATTATCGGTCTGCGCCCCGTGATTCTGTGGATCACAGACCTGTGTAATCAGTTGTCTTACCGATTCTTGAATATGCCGCGTGACCTTGGATTTATTTTCGCTAATGATGTGTCGGAGAATGGGCTTGTTGACGCGCAGCGTAGGCAGATTCAGTTGTCTACTGGCGAGATCACTATGAATGAGGCTCGCGCTGAGATCGGTTATCCGATGTTCTCGTTCCCTGAAGCGGATATGCCGATGGTGCCGAATAACATGGTTCCGGCTGCTGATGTTGAGGAGATGCTTTCCGCGACCGCCCCGGCAATTGAGCCGGAGCCTCAGTCTGAGGCCGCGACTGAGGACGCTAACGGAACACCGGATTTGACTACGCCGGATAAGTCAATGAATCCGGTAAACATTGAGTTAGCAGCGTTTGCTAAGTGGACTAAAGGGTCGCGTAAACGAACATTTATGTTTGAGTTTCTGGATTCGCAGAAGGGCGCGGCACTTAACGCGCTTGCGAAGAATGATCCGAACGCCGCACGCGAACTCGCTATCGCATTGAAGGCTGATAAGGCTGACGATACGTTCACGCCTCCGTCTGGTGTTCGTGCTGCTGCGAAGCGTGCGCTTGGCTGGATTGAGGAAGGCAAAGCCGGGAGCGGGTTCACCGATACAGGACGTAAGCGTGCAAGCGATCTAGCGCGTGGTGCATCCGTTAGCGCGGAGACCATTGGGCGAATGGTGTCGTTCTTTGCACGCCACGAAGTTGATTCCAAGGCTGAAGGGTTTAACTCTGGCGAAGAAGGTTTCCCCTCGGCTGGCCGTGTGGCGTGGGATGCGTGGGGTGGTGACGCCGGTAAGACTTGGGCTGAGACTGTGTATGCGCGGTTGAACCCTGAGAAGGGCGTGAAGGCGAGTGATGCCGGGGGGCGATCCCCGGCCCCGTATCTGGACGGGGGGAACCAAGCGGCAAGAGTTGACAGCCTTGTACGCGGACAGGTTGAGGGATTCGCGTGGTCCCGTTGACGCTAAAGCGTTAGCCTCTGCTTACGAGCAGGATCGTCCCGCTAATGAGATGACTTGGGTTGCTGACAAGATTGGCGACCTTTTGGGTGAGAAGTCGATTGAAGTTCTCAAGGACTTGTACCGTGAAGCGGGTTGGGTTGGTATCGCTACAGGTAAATCTCAGATACGTCAGGCTGCGCGCAAGAGCGTAGATAAGGCTCCGGCTGTTGATTGGGATGGTTGGGAGCCGGGTGATGCTGAGGCGGCTGCCCGACTAATCGGCACATCAAAGGCACCGGGTCTAAAAAATCTGCTGGACGGCGCTAACGTCACGATCAAGAGCATTAGGGAAACCCGTTACAACGATCTTGCTGGTGTTCTGGCGCGAAGCGTTAGCGAAGGTCTGGGTGTTGATGAAACAGCAAAACAGATTGACGCCATGTTCGGGATCGGTGGGGATTGGGCTGAGATGGTGGCCCGTACCGAAACGGCTCGCGCTGTTACCGCTGGCACGCTGGATTCGTACCGTGACGCTGGATTGTCGAAGGTTGAGTGGTTGACGGCTGATGGTGGCTGTGAGATTTGCGGCGAGTTTGAGTCTATGGGCGCGGTGCCTATGGATGATGGGTTTGGGGATGTTGAGGGGCCACCGGCTCACCCGAACTGTCTTTGCACTCTGTTACCTGTTGTGAGTGACGATGTGGAGTTGGGTGTTGTTGCTGATCTTGTGAAGGCTGGTCGTAACGCTATCGACATTGCGTTAGACAAGTTGGACAAGATTCCCATGATCGACGATAAGCATATTGCCGTCCCGTGGCCTATAACGGAACGCCCAAAACTTGACCCCGAAATGTGGGCACAATCAGAAATCCAGTCAGTCGTTATCGCTGACTTGTACGCGTCACAAGAACTGTTGACGAAGGAGCGCGTGGTTTTCTTCATTGAGAATCCCGGCGCGATTGAGTTAGGGCGTCGCGCGTTTGCGAATGTGTATGATTTGGGGGAGCGGCTTGTGATTGTTGACGGGCATCACCGCCTAGCGGCCATGTGGTTGTTGGGTGCCGACGAAGCGAACGTCTGGTTTCTGGAGGAATAAGTGGCCGTTGTCTCTAAGCAGGTAACCATCCCAACAAACGCTGCAACTCTGTTGTTCACACAGCAGTGTAAAGACGCAAATATGTGGCAGGTATTTATCTACAACTTTGATGGGACTATCAAGTTGGGTTTGGGTGATTCTGCGATGACGCGCACCACGGCGGGGCATCAGATTGCCGCTCTTGGTGAGCAGTCCATGATTCTTCCTTACGGCGAGTCCCTGTACGGCATCACTATGTCAGGCTCTAGCGCAGTATCGGTTGGCGTGTTCGCAGTTGGGCAGCCAGCATGAATCTAGCCAGCGTTTACGCACCGATCCTGAAGAAGGAACGTCAGTCTGACGGCACCCTTCTTGTTACTGGTATTGCTACTGATGACACGTTGGATATTGACGAGCAGGTGTGCGACGCCGATTGGCTGTCGCGTGCTATGCCGGAGTGGTTTAAGTTCGGCAACATCCGTGAACAACACTCTAACGTTGCTGCGGGTGTGGCTACGAAACTGGAACAGGACGGCTCACAACATATCGTTACCGCTCGCGTGGTTGATCCCGCGTCGGTGATGAAGGTGGAGATGGGTGTCCTTAAGGGGTTCAGTATCGGTATCCGTGACCCGCGTATCGCTCACGACAAGTCGGCTCCCGGTGGCCGGATTGTTGACGGGCAGATTGTTGAAGTGTCTTTGGTGGATCGCCCAGCGAATCCGTCTTGTCTTATTGAGTTGGCTAAGAGCGTCGGCGGCACCGTGCAGCAGACGGAGAATCTGGTTGAAAAGGAGAGCGCCGCTATGGAGCGTTGCAAGGAGTGCGGCAAGGCGTTCCCTTCCGCAGACATGAAAGAAATGATGTGCGACAAGTGCTACGACATGAAGGCTGCGGAGGAGTCAATTGAGGCAACCGCTACTGAGGAGTCCTCACAGGCTGTTGGCGAAGAATCGTCACAGGAACTGAACGAGGAGTCATCCCGTGAGGGTGGCGTCGCTGGTGTCGCTGGTCGCAGTATGCACATGAGCGAGGAGTCCACGGAAGCCACAGCAGTAAAGGCTGAAGATGAGGGTTCTACGATGGATACGGAAATGAGTGAGGAATCCGAAATGAGTATGGATAACTCTCTTGCCAGCATCGCGCAGGCTCTCGCCCGTATTGAGGCTATGCTTTCTGAGTCGAAGTCAGACAAGAACGCCACGGAGGAGATTCGCAAGAGCGTCAATGTTATTGACGAGCGAGTGTCGAAGGTGGAGAAGTCTGCTTCTCGCGGTCCGGTTCGTACCGTCGTTAAGGCGGCTGTGGCACCGGATGAAACCGCAACAAAGGCAGCGAAGGCTGCTGAGTATCGCGCTAAGGCTGCTGCCGTTAGCGATCCGGCTCTAGCACAGGGTTACCTGTTGCTGGCGCATGAAGCAGAACACACCAACTAACACTAAGGAAAATACTGTTATGTCTACTCTCCCTCCCGCGAGCGAGATGTTCGGCACGACGGACCCGCGTGATCTTGCGGCTAAGGCTGAGGGCTTCAATGAGGCTGTCAGCAAGTCCCTGAACGCTGGTGCTCGTGGCGACTTCCAGCCTGCTATTCATCTTCCCGGCATGACCAAGGGCGTTGGCTCGGCTATGGCTTCCCTTGAGGCCGCTGCTAACGATCCGATCCTTGCGAAGGCTATTGGCGCTGACACCCTTGCCTCACTTCAGGCTCAGGTTGCTGCAAGCCGCGAGATCGTCAAGGACATTACCATTGGTGACGGCCTGACCACCGGTTCCCCGATTGGCACCGGCCTTGTGCCGTTTGACCTTGAGGCTCCGGCTAAGTACCTCGCACCCCGCCCGACTCCGCTGCGTAACAAGTTGCCGCGTGAAAAGGGACAGGGCACAAGCCGCCGATTCAAGCGCATCACCGGTATCACCGGTTCCGGCACGGGCGGCGTGGGCGTGTTCCACCCCGGCATCTCGGAGACCACGCAGAACAACTTTGCTCCGGCAGGTGCCAGCAACGCGCTGTACCTGAACCGTGGCGCAAAGATCACCTACGCCGGTGACGACAAGGTTGTTCCCTACTTTGAGTTCGGCGTGAGTGACAGCGTTTCGTTCGCTGCCCAGTACGCGGGTCAAGGTTTTCAGGACATTCGCGCCCTGTCGGCTCAGTCGCTGCTTTACTCATCCATGCTTCTTGAGGAGCGTATGCTCCTTATGGGCCGTGGAAGCGACACGACCTACTTCAGCGGTGCGCTGTCTGCTCCGTCGATCACGATTACGCTGCGCGCTCCTGTCTCTGGTGAGACCGCGATTACGGGTGCTAGCACTAACATTTACGTCAAGGCGACCTCGGATGCTGGCGATTTCGGCCAGTCCGTTCTGTCGTCTGTCGCCTCGGTTGCTGCCTCGGCGGGAACTGTTGCTGACGTGAAGATCACTTCCGCTGTTACCGGTGCCCTTGGCTACCGTGTTTACAGCGCTACTGCCGCGTCTGCTCCGGCTGACTCGGCGCTGTTCTACGACGGTCGCACTGGTTCTCTGACGTTCACGGTTCAGGGTGCGTTCCCGACGACCATTGCGGCAAGCACCGTTACCGCTACTTCTTCTCAGGCAAATGGTTACGACGGCATCATGCCGATTGTTACCGGCGCGAACAGCGGTTACACGAAGAACATCAACGGCTCGTTCAATGCTGTTAGCCCCGGCTCTGAGTTCCAGACGGCGTTCGCGTCGCTCTACGACTCGGTTAAGGCTGACCCTGACGAGATTCTGTTCAACGGTACTGACCGTAAGAACCTGTCGGAACTGCTCAAGAACAGCAGCAGCACCAACTACCGCCTCACCCTCCAGCAGGATGAGATTGGTAACGCTGTTCTCGGTTCCGTTATCACCGCGATCCAGAACGAAGTTACCGGCAAGGTTGTGCCGATGACTGTTCACCCGTGGATGCCGCAGGGCAACACGGCGATCCTGTCCTACTCGCTGCCGATCTCTGATTCACAGGTAAGCAACGTGTGGTCCGTGGTCAAC